GTTGTGGCTGAGCCAGATCTTGAAGTTTCATTTTCGAATCCTTTTTGCTGTAGGTATTTAGCCCAATTTACACATTTAGAGAGTTGATGTTCTATCTCTCTTTTTTGTATAATTTTGGGTTCTAGTTTGGTTTCTATTTTTTCACGTATGTCAGCATTTCGAGATTTAGTTGCTACCCCAGTTCTAACAAATATATCATTGGTTATATTTGCCAGCATGTTATCGTAAGTTAAAAGCTCTCGTGCCAAGTTGTATCTTTTGTATTTGTCTGCTACACACCAACTAACTGCGGTGCGGGTGCTGTTGAAAAATCCTTGTTCGTCATCATTGATATACACACGATAACCAGGATTTTGAGGAACAATTTTATACTTGCCAAACGCTTCGTATTCCCCGTCTTCGTTTTGCCAAACCAAAACTGGCAGCATTTGACGAAATTCCTGCGTTATCAAACGCTCTATGTCTTGATCTTTGATCATCGGAATACGTAGTGATTGATTAGATAAACGCAGGTAGCAACTAAAAATCCAATGATACCAATGCCCCACTGGATTAAACGATCGTTATTTTTAGTAGCCATAGCATCCAATGACTGCTTAACATCCGAAATAGTAGTGACCAAAGTGTCACACTTTTCTTCTACGCTTTCAAGTTTGTCTTCGAGAAACTTATAGCGTTGGGCACACAGTTCAACGTGTGCTTCCAAACTTTTCTTTTCGATTTCGGTAGTGTCTGCCATGATTAATTATTTATGGTTTCGAACCAGATGTTCTGTTGACTTCCGTCAGTGATTAAATTTGTGGTTATTGCATGTTTTTCATTTAGCCCCAACAACATAGGAACTCCGTTGCAATCTTGTTTTAAGATACCAAATATATCTCGATCTTGTTGATATATGCCTTCAAATTCCACTGAGAATTCAAACGCCCAATACCCATTGTCGTCCACTGGACACGATAAATCAAATATTTGTGTTCTAAGTTGTAGTATCTGAGAGATAGTTTCTAGGTTGCGCTGTTGGTTACGTGATCTTGTCCAAGTAAGTAAATCCACAATTCTATTGCCTGCACGGTCGTTGAAAGGTATCTGCGAGGGTTTGAAATGACCTGTGATTCCGGTTTCAGTAATATCAAAAATTGTTCGACAACGTATCTGCATAAGACACGATATTTAACGCCAAAGAAAAACCCCGGATAATTCCGGGGTTCTTGTATCAAACTTAATTGATTAGGTCGATAGCTTGAAGCCAGCGTTTGTGCATGAGCTGAACTGGTTGGTACCAGCAACGCCAGCAACGTTAGCAGCAGCCAAAGCAACTGTGGTGTTAGCAAATGCGCCAACTGGGTAAACAGCAACGCTTAGAGCAGTGCCGTCAACTTGGTACATAGCAACAGTAGTTGTTTGTTGGATAGCTTGGATTGCGTTAGAAACGAAACCGTTTACGCCTTGTTGAGCAGCCATGGTGTTGGCAGCAACGAAGCGGAAGAACTCAAGTTTTGGACCTTGAGGTTGAACTGGTGTGCCAGCAGTAGATGTGCTTGGTGCGATTGGACCGTTTTGAACGTCTAACGCAAATACCGGTTGTGCGTCACCATTAGCGCGGGTAAAATATGCCATTTTAATTCTCCTAAATGTTTGAGTATAGCAACTCTACTTTTATTTAGTCTTTTGGCAAAAAATCACGTTTTAGCCGCTGCTTTACGAGCAGGATCTGCGAAGCCCCCGGCAGTTCTGCTCACAAGTTTGGCACGGCCTGCAGGTGTAGAAAACACCCATCCTTCTTGCCCTGGGCGTTGAACGTCTAACTGACGCTGTAAGTCCTGCTTGATTTCGTGCAATTTATTCCAAATAGCAAACGCAACGCTCATACCAAGTATGTTGGATCTTGGACTTTGCAAGTATTCCACAATGTTGTTGTATTTTTTAGGGGTCACATTGCTTTGTAACCATTGGCCAAATGCCTGTGGGGTTGCTCCTGAGTAGTCTGTGCCTTTGAGGCTGTGAATAAACTTCTCCATCAGTGCAGGTAAGTCAGTGATTTGTGCAGCACGAAGCTCTGCAGGATTAAGCAGGCCTTGCAGTGCTTGTGCATTTTCACCACGGGCATAGCTGCTGAGTTCGCTGATTGCAGCGCGGTTGAGTTTTAAGTTTTGTAAATTTCGATCTGTGGCGCCAGTTAACATCAAGCCTGGCACCTTCTTTAACTTAGACTCGGGATCACCAATAAACTGTTCAGCAGCATGTGGATCTTCCATGTAAGTATGCACAGCAATACCTACTTGGCTGTTGGCAATCTCTTGGCCCAAGGGACTGTTAACTGGAATGCGATATTGAATGCCTCCATACATATTGGGTTGGAATACCAAGTTACCAGCATCTTCGACCCAGGGACGTTCAGGAAAATACAACAGATCTCCCTTCATATATCCGCGGAAGTTCTTGGGCACAGCGGCTTCAAAATAAGGCCAAATGTCTTGATAGATTTTGCTTAACTGTGTGCGATCGCTGGGTTTGCCTTTGGCGGCAGCAGCAGCATCACGTTGCTTTAGAATCTTGTCCATCATTTCTGGGCTAGTAGCCAAGCCGTTGTAACCCACCGCAGTGGCACCTGCTTTGTCTGTCAATACAAAGTTACCAGCGTCATCACGACCAAAAATAACAGCAGGCGATCCATCCCACTTGATTGTGGCATATTGTTTGGTGTCTTCGGCAGTTTGCTTGATAATATCCAAGGCTTCGCGAGCACCAGCTAGCCCTTTTTGGAATACCAAATCTTCAATGTAAGGTATACGTGGGTTTTTTGCTTCTGCAAGGTGTTGCTTTTGTTCAGATTCAATCAAGGCATACATGCCCTGATTTACAATACGGTCGCGAAGGCGTCCCAAGAAGCCTACATCGTTTTCTTTTAGTGTAGGCTCATTGAGACCTTCACGTTTTAGGTATTCGCGGAAGTCTGCTAATTTGGCATCTTTCTGCTGATCGTTTGCTAGTGCAGCATAGATGCTTTCGACGTTTTTTAAGTTTTCTTTTGTGGCAGTGGGCCCCAGCAACGCCTGAGCTACATAATCAGGATCTTGTCCATTGGGCACAAGTTGGTTACTTGCGCGACTGAACATACCATTGGCACCTACTTTGAGTCCCAGACTTTTGGCGATGCTGCTCATTAAAATATTACGGTTAGCACCTTTGTAGTTTGAATCTTCACCGCCAGCATAGAAGAACGTGCCCCAATCCAAGTTAGGGAAGAACATAAAGTCTGTTTGCACATAACCATTCTTGGGATTGCCACCAATTGGTGTGCGTAAATGAACTTCTCCGGCTTTCTTTACATATTCGCGCGGGTCCAGTCCTTGACTTTGTATAAACTGTGTGAGATGTGCTGCTAATTGTTCTTTGCTGACTTCTGACATATCCACAGCAAGGTCCATGTCTCCCGAACTGGCTTTGCGTCCTGTGCTACCCAACCAACGTTCTTTGGGAAATTCGATACCAGTGACTTGCTCTACCCAACGCACAGTAGCAGGCACATCAGCTTGATTAATGCGACCAGTCAATGGTTGCCCATTGGCATCTTTGAATACGTTTCCACCTTCTAATAATTTCATCTAATTTTCATTCCTGCTAGTTGTGCAATGGCATTGAGAACAGAATTGCCTGTGTTGTTTATAATATTACTGCCACGATTGGCCTGGGCCATTGCCGTGCCTAACTCTTCGAGCTGAGCCTTGGTTATTCCTAACTTATCGAGTTGTTGTTTGATTTGATCATTGGGTTGTGCCGATGGGGCGGCAACTGCAGAACTTTTTGCTGTGGTCGGTCTAGAAGAGTTATTAACATAGGCCTGAATTCCTGCAATAGCAAGATTCAAATATTCTTCTACAGCAGAATTTTCAAGTTTTGGATCGCCGCTTTGTGCTGCCACTGCAACATTTGTCATGGCTTTGTTTAAGGCGTCGGCAGTGACACGATCTTGTCTGACCATGTTCATAGTTACGCCCTGCGAAGCAAGTTTTTGATCAGACCATTCTTGGAATTGTTCTTTCCACACTGTGAGATTTTTTTCTAACTCGATGTTTTTTTTGGCTTGATCTGCTGCAGGTGTTTTATAACCTGACGCCACCGCAGGAGTAGGAGAAGTTGCAGCGCCCGGAACTTGATATGGTTGCATGGGCATGCTTTTTCCAGGTAGTGCAGGCTTTGCAGCAGCATCTCGAGCTTGTATAGCTTTGAGCACAGATGCAAATTTTGGATCAGTGAGATCTCTAGGATTGAACTGTGCCACTGCTTCTGACACTGGTCTAATTTTACGTAGCTGCTCGCTTTGTTTTAACCATTGACTTGATAAATTCTTAACTTGTTGTTGGACTGCTGGGTTGGCTTTGACTGTTTGTAATTGTTGTGCTGTAGTAACTGTGGGCTTGGTGCTGCCGCCCACTGTGTATCCTTGTTTGGACAATACTTCTGCACTCTTTTGCGCAGATGATTGTGCGGCTGCTTGTTGAGCCGCGCCCAGAGCTGAACTGCTAGCAAAGGCCGTAGGATTTTTCAATACCTGCTTGCCAACATTGAAAATGCTGCTGGGCCCTGCTAGGTCAACTTCGTTGATCTGTTGGCGTTGGTTTAGCTCATGGATTTGCATCAGTGCGTCTCACAGTTCGTGTAAATTTGCCCGGATCACGCAACTTAATTGCATTTAGCAATTTACGATGTAAATTTTCTGCTTGCTCTGACGGATAAGTGGCGTCGATTTCTTCCAACAAGCGAATAGCACTGGCAATAACATTTGAAGCACGATTTTCAATGACGTGACGCTTGTCGCGTTCTACATACATTGCATCCAGTTCTTCGAGCAAACTGCGAGTTTTCTTTTGCATGACTTTGGGCCTTTTTGTTATTTAGCGGTTTCTAAATAGTCTAATAGGTTGGGAAAAGTAGATTTCCAATTTGTCCCGCGACGCAAATCACATGCTTCTAGCATGTCGATAATACGGGATTTTCGTTGACCAGCACCGGCCAGCGCAAACACGCCCTGTGTTAACTGTGTGCGATGTTCAATTGGGTCTGTGTAATTGTTTACATGAAAATTCTGCTTTAACCAAGACATTAAATTATCAATGTTGTCATTGTTGAGAATCCCCACAGATGTGTTTGTTGAAAACATGCAATTGCCTGGACAGTTATCGAGCAGCCATTGTAAGTTATTTGTAACTTGATTCCATTTTGCAGGATACCGTTGATACTCAAACCGCGAGCCAATATCGTCGATGCTGATGTCAAGCTGAACTAACTTAAATTTTTCCCACAGATCTAATAAATCTTTACCCGGGGCAATAGTCCCGTTTGTGTTGTAATTCAAATGAACTTTAGATTTATCCGGAATGTTTTCTAAAAATTTAATGTGTTCTTTGCTCAGCAATGGTTCGCCACCATTGAAGTGTATGAACTCCAATGTTGTTAAATCCAGCTCTTCCCAAAACTTATTGATTGATGCACGTTTACTGTCAATGGGAAATTTTAGTTCTTGTTTCCATTGGCTGCTGTTGTGCGGGCCACAAATAACACATGCTAAATTGCAGATATCCCCGGTCCAATAATCCAATCTAATCAGCTCAACGTTTGTGTTATTATGATTGTGATCACTATACCAATTGTTACTGCCTTGTCTACGACTATTAAACGAATGATCTTCGGCTTGCTTGCACGAAACACACGCAGATGGCCATTGATTATTGTCCCAACTGTTTCTGATTTCAGTTAGATACTCATTGTTAAAAAAATTCACAACGGAAGTTATTTGAGTGGGCGAGATGCAACATGGAGAAATTGCAATGTTACTATTTCTTACTTCTACGTTTAAATTCTTAAATGCATCTATGCACTGTGTCATTGTGTTTTGATTTGTCCAAGTAACTGTTTGAGTTTTGCGCTCTGCACATCGGCAGTGATTTTACCAGACTCCTGTGGACCTTTTTCCCAAGCGGGCGTGCCTGTTGCACGTTCAAACTTGGGCGGTGCTGTGTCATCTTTTGGCGCCCCAACGTTGCTCTTGGCTTTGATTTGATCCATGAATGAGCTAGATGGTTTCTTACTAAAGCTATCTTCTTCGCCGCCAGCATCTGTAATACGCATGGTTTCCATGTTGTATTCAAGATCAATTTTTTGTCCAACACCAGTGGAACTACGACTCTTCATACATTGAATTTGATACTTGCCACGTTCCTTCATTGCTCGGCTTGTGAAAATACCGAACACGTTATCTGCTGTGTTGATCTTTGAAATACCACCCGAAATGTGACTGTGGTCAAATTCAATCTCTTCCACAGCGGATCTGTTTAACTGCGAAGCTGTTACTAGCAAGATGCCCAGTTCTTTGGCCAAGTTGCGTAGTTCTTCACTCACATACTTGTCTTTGACAAACAAGTCGTTGGGACTGACTTTGGCACTGACAGGCATCAACAAATCCAAGTAGTCAACCATCATAAAGTCCACCTTGTGCCCTGTTTGAATTTGATACTCTTTTAAGAATGCGCGAATGTCATTGATGTTTGATTGTGCAGGCAATGCTTTCACACGATAGCTACCAGCTTTCTTGCCTACTAGCTTGATCTTTAGTGCCGCTGTTTCTTTGTCCCTGCGGATGTCTTTGGTGCTCATGTTACTCAACATTGCCGCAGTTCGCAAACCAGTGAGTTCTTCACTGAGTTCCAAACTAATGTAAACACCATGCAATCCTTGTTGCACCCAATTCAGTGCAATGTTCATCATCACCAAGGATTTACCCGAGCCTGAACCGCCTGCAAAGATGTTTAGTTCACCGCGACTGAACCCACCGTAAAGCAGTTTGTCCAGCTGTGGCCAACCAGTGCTTACCTGACCACCGTTGTCGAAATACTTGTTGAACATGGCTTCTGGATCTTCCCAAAAGTCCATGCCCAAGTCCTTGGTCAAACTGATTTGCACAGCATCTTTGATCAGCTTCTCCACTGGTTCAAACTCGCCCTTTTCCAACAAGTCTGCGGCTTTGAGAATAGCACGTTCAAGTTCTTGACGTTTGGTAAAACCTTCAAACTCCTGCATGAACCACTCAAAGTGTCCTTCGTTGAGATCTGGTACCGCATTGACTTTGATTCCAGTCGCTGCCGAAATCTGATTGCGGTCAGGCATGGTCTTGTATTTGTCACTGTGCTCTTTGATAAACTCAGCAACAGGGCGCAAACTTTTATCAAAGTTTTGCGGATTGTAGATGTTCTGAACACGCACATAGCTCTGTGCATCTTCTAGCATCATCTCTAAGAATAATTTTTGAACTTCAATGTTGTATTCTTTTAGCACATTGTTCCTTTGTTAAAGCAAATTTTTGAAATAATTTCAGTGTCTGTTGGATATATATCGTCGTTCAATTCAAGCACATCGTATAAGTTAAATGTCCTTGAAATTTTGTAATTAATCCACGCCTCTTCGATAATGTTTAAATTTAAACTTGCTGACTGTTGCTTGATGATCATCTCCATGGCCTGTTTACATTTCAATTCGCTGTAGTATCCTTGGTTAACTTGTAAAAAATTTCCATGTAGATTAGACAGGTTGCGGTCTGGGACAAATTCTAAATTTACAAATTTAGAAATCTCTTGTAGCCCTTGCAAGAAGTCTGAAAAACTAAAAAAATTTCTGAAATTAAAATTATAAACGTTGTCAGCTGGTATAAATTGATTGAACATGTCAAGCCCGTGTTGATTCTCATCGAACATGGCGTAAAAATACTTTCTTAACACACTCCTGGGGTATTCGTCTCTGAGTCCGTGATCATTAGTCAGTGTAGTCAGAAATTCGCTGAGTTTCGGCAATGATGCCATTTTGTTATACGTATCAAATTCTAAGTGTTGTAAGTCAAGTGTTTCGTCACCGGCTCTTAGAAAACTGTTGGTCACTGCAATTAACAAGTCGTCTTGATCAACAACAATACGAATTACCAAATCATCGGGGCTAAATTTTAGATTATACCAGCTATAGTGTCTGGCAGTTGTTATAGGAACATAGTTTTCATTGCTGTTTTTTAGATGACAAGCGCCGTTTAGATTGAATTGTGGCAAAGTAATATCGTATGCTGTGTTTTTGTCAATCCAATGGTTGACAACCAGCTCAAGATAGTTACCATGCAACCCCCCAAAAAAGTCAATTTTTCTTATTGTTGCCATTTTTTTATTAGTTGTTTTTTTCTAAGCTCTATTTTGATTCGACTTGTTTCTCGTGCTTGCATTATGGCCAGTAATGTTGAGAGTTTTCCAAACTTTACCACAGCATCGTTGACGTCTTTGATATCGTCGCCCCAGTCAGGAATACTCACGCTCCACCCCAGCTCTACTGCACGGTCTACAAGTTCCATGCCTGCTCGATCCTGGTCGGGCACAACAACGACTTCTTTGCCCAAGTTACGTATAAGTCTAGCTTGAGAATCGCTGACAGTATTGTGCATCACCGACAGGCCATCAATGCTCAACGCATCAAAGATACCTTCAACTACAATCGCATATTGCCAATTGTCGTGTTGAAACTCTGTGCCAAAGACATAGCCGGGTTGTGTGTGATTGATATACTTGGGTGCTTTGTTATCTAAAAATCTAGCCGACCAGCCCACAATCTTTCCATCGTATGTAAATGGAATCGTAACATGCGGTCTTACCCAATGTATGCCATCTGTGCGTATGGTGGTCATTGCTGGAAAGTCCTCAGGCACACATCTGTCTCGCAAATACTTCCAATAGTATGGGTGTTCTTCAGTAATCAATTCACTGGCCGGCGGGAAGTCATCAAACTCATCAAATCGAATGTCGCTTAATGTGTCGGCAACTCGAGCACGTTCATCTAGAATACCATGTATGCTACGATGCCTTATGCTTTCTAAGTTAAGTGCATTGATTTCAGATTCTGGGACGTTTAGGTGTTCTAACAAAGACGTTGCTTTGTAACCCAGTGTTCTACCCAATACAAAACTAGCTGTGTATCCACAGTTAAAACAATGATAGCTCCATCCTTGCTCCGTGGTCTTAAGACCACCGCGGCTGCGACGATCATCGCAACGCGGACAGTTAAAACTGATCCAGCCCGAAGGCGTTTGTTTTCGCTTACCGGGCAAGTAATTAAGGATATCTAGCATCTTGCTAGTTTAACATGATTCAATATTAGAAATCAAGCGATCGCGGATAAGTGAGTGTCCAATTTCGTTAGGATGGCCATCACGACAAATTAATTCACGTTTTTGATTTCCCGGATGATCTCTAAACCACATTGTCCAACTATGCCCCGGTTCGAGCAAGGTAGGCACGTTTGGCACAGAACGTTCAGCCGGCATAATATTAAATTGTATCATGGGAATATTGTTTCTGGCGGCAATACCATCAAAAAACAGCACAGCATGATGATAGTTTAATTTACTCAATGCAGGGCAATCAGTCAATGTCATTTGGTATTTCATCATTGTGGCAAAGTCATTGGGCACAACACTACTACCAAAGTTTACCCAAGTGCTATGAACAAATTTGTTCCATTCCGGATCTTTAGAATAGTGTATATGATTTGGGTTGTAATGTGTGATTCGATCTGCATTGGTCAACCCTATCAACACTAAACATTCATCAAGTGGAACTTGTTCGTGGTCCAACCACCATTGAAATGTCCACATGGTGCTGGTCAAACTGCCTCCAGGAATACCAAAATTTTCAATAGGAACGCCGTAATGATGTCCTAGTTGACCCAAGAAACAATGTTTTAATCTATAAGGAAAATTTTGTTCGTCACTGTAATGACCGTCTGGATGTGCAGATGCATACTCTGGATCCATGAGCTCGTCACCATACATCCAGCTGTCGCCAAACCCTACAATTTTTTGAAACTTCATTACCTATATATTATATTTTCAACACGGCCTGTAGAAATTATAAGTTGTGCCTGAGTGTTAGTGGGCGGTATTGGTCTATACCCTGATCCACCAGTCACAATGTTAATTGCTGTGAGTTCTCCTGTGGCAGGATTTATTTCTGAAGTTGCTGTGGCGCCAGCACCGTCACCCACAAACTCAATCAGCGGAGGCGCTAGGTAACCAGAACCCTTGTAAGTGATTGTGGCTCCCACAATCACACCTTCGTCAGACACTAGAGGTGTTGCCAACGCTGGCTGTCCAATTTGTCCGTTAAGTCCTGTAGTAAACACTGAATTGTTAAACGCTATTCTCAAAATAGGATAGTAACCAATCACATGATGATGCACTGTGCCAGTTTTGTTCAAATACTGTGTGCTTTCGCTGACATTGTACCAAACGCTTTGGTAGTTTTCTGCTGCTTGAATCTTCACTGTTCCTGTGTAACCAATTAGGTCCATTTGAATACTTGTAACACCCGATGTTGGTTCAATAAAGCTAGTGTAGTATTCTGTGTTTAAAATAGCACTGTAAGTATTGATAGGAACGCCAGGTTGTAATGCCCAGTCTGGATAAGTTGCCGGGGAACCTGCGCCACTGGAACCTGCCATGGCTGACATATTGACATTGGGTATAGTGGTATGAGCACTAGGGATGAATTCAGGATACACACTGTCATTGATATCTACGTCAGCTCTGGCACCAGCTTGTGCGTCTACAAACACAGCCTCAGTTAAATTGCCCGAATAACGTGTGATACTATAACTAGCAGGTTGAGCTCGCAGTGCATCTAAATCTCCAGCCGGTAATGTAACTTTTGCTCGGCCATATTGAGCGTTGAGTATAACCATTTCGGTTTCATTCATCAGAGCGCGACCCTCTTGATCTATCAAGCGGAAAGTAAAAGTGCTGCCTGTGATGTTCACAGGCTTTTCATCTTGATTGATGAACTCAAATAGTATGACGTTGTCCACGCCTTTGTTGATTGTTAGTTTTTTTGCATACACAGGATCGTACCTCATAGTAAAGTAGTCACCACCGGTGTCAATCAATAATACTTTGGTTTTCTGCTGATATAAATACGCCGTGGTTGAATACATAGGAATCTCCAACAATATTTATGGGCAGTGATATCTTTGAAAAATTGGCAGAAAAATACCCCTTTATAACTCTTTGCGTCTACGCAAACAACGAATATGTTGGGATAGTGCAAAATCAAGACGATGCAATAACAACAATCTACGACTTTGGTAGCATACAAGATCTGGATTTAAAGCGTCAATTCTTGGAGTTGGCCAACGTTTGGTGGTGGGAAAGCAATAGATCAATCCCTATCAACATTTTTCTCAAAGAAGATTGGGACCCATTTCGTCCTTATCTACGCACTTTTGCCAACAAAGATTTAGAGATACTACACGGCCCTGTGTGCAGTCTCAACGAGATAGCTCGTAAAAAGTCAAAGCGCAAATCAATTACTCTTGTGCGCCGATTAGATTGATCAAAGTTTGAGCAGCATGTTTATGTCCTGTTGCCGACAAATGTCCATCTTGCACATCGTAAAACCAATTCCCTGCCCCAAGTTGTCGACACAATGACGTTTTAAAAATGTTTAAAATTTTTGGGTTTGCGGTTAACTCTTGTCCAAATTGACTGTTTTCAAAAAAACTTAGTTTTTTATTAGACAAATTGTTGTGGCAATAGATGAAATATTTTATTCCACGATTGTCCAGCATGTTTGATAGCATAACTAAATCTGCAGACAAGTTTGATATTTCTGCATCCTCGTCTGTGTGCTTGACCCAAAAATTATAATAGTCTTGATGTGTATCATTTGGTCTTATTGATACATGAAATTCGTCAATACCAAAATTTTCACTGTTGCTGTATTTTTCAGTCCTGCCCCAGTATGTCAAAGATATCAGCATCAATGTCTCAGGACCAAACTTTAATGCATCACGTGCGGCAGTTCTAATAATTCGTCGATTGCAAACCCCGGGTTCGCCAGCGTTCTCCCAAGAACAACTATAATGTTCAGCAATTAGTTGCAAATACAGTTTGTCTCCTTGGTCTTTAATCTGATGATCTTTCATAAAAGAACATCCGTTGCCATAGAGCTGGGTTATGTTATTCATTGAGCAAGTTCATATGTAAAGCTACCAAGGCTGCGTAGCTAATGGCATGGGCTTTTTTAAACGTGTAGCCTCGGCTGTTGTCACCGTCCCATACCGTGGCAAACACTTCTGCCCAGGGCCTACGTTGTAGATGGGCTTTGCCTGGGCGAATAATTGAAATAAATGCTGCCATTCTTGGAATTGAATCTGGCTTCATGTCTTTCAATAACTCAGTGTAATTTCCCACGTGAACCAGCTGACTAGCCCAGTCTGAGTCTTGACACAGTCTTTGCCAAGGTGGAGCAGTTGCTAGCATCTGTTCGTAATGCTCGGGACTTTGAACCAGTTTGTAAACGTGCATGTTCAAAAAGTCAATCTTGAAGTATCCACGACTTTCTGCTGTTTGATAATCAATGGCTGCACATTCGTTCACAGGGTCCCAAGGGATGTCAGTGACATATACACCAGAGTTATGTCTACGCACCCGGCCGTCCACAGTTTGTCGTGCAGGCGTGTGTTGAATCAGTTTCAACACTGATTCTCTGTCGGCAAAGTCTAAGTCAATGTCTGCGCTCATTCTTGTACCAGTGCTGCCACGATTTGAACTTGTTCTTCGGCTCGTTTCAATGCCTCCAAGGCATCTGCCACTGCGGGATGCTTGACAGCAAGTTCTCTGAGGCGTGATTCTTCTGCCATTTTTATACGCACCCAATCCACTGCTGCTTGCACATGTGGCGCAAGTTCAATGGTTGGATATGCGCTGGTCATTGGTAACCATGCCACACCATCATACACTTCCATCTGTTGAATGCTGCCGTTGTATCTCATCTGGCCCACAAGAGTGTTGTTGCTTGACGCTGAGTTGTTGTAAAAACTTGGCCAGCTTGAATAATTATTGTTAATAGTCAATCCTGGACCTGTTGTGATGTTCTTGATCATTACCAACCTGCTTTCTTTAAAATCTCTCTGGCATATTCTTGATCTGCTGGATAGTCCGAAAACTTTTTGTTCCATGTATCCACGTTGATATAAGGCCATACCATTGCCAGTTGTTCTTGGCTGGCTTCACTCAAAAACTTCTGTCCTGATTCTGAATTGTAAATCACCCAAGGGCTCAGTCTACCGGTGGTTATTGCATAGCACACAGCATTGGCATTGCCGTAGCGCACACAGTCTTGAGCAGGATTACCTTGTTTCTCTGCCCAATCAATTGAATACTCCATGGCTCTGGCCAGTGCATCATCTACAGCTTCGATCGTTAAATACCAAATCAAATACTCTGTGTAAAGTTGATCCGACGCCCAACGATCAATCTTCTTTTGATTCTTTAATAACCAGTTCATAAACTGTCCTGGGTTGATCACTTTTGCACCAACACAATAACGTCCAAACTTTACAAAAGCCAAGTAGTAGCTGGATTCACAAAAGTCTTCGTAGGTCTTTAGTTTAGCTGATCCCTGTGCCTGCTCGTAAAATCTAATGTATGCCTGAAAGCCAATACGCACACCGGGATCATCCCGGTTCAGTCGTCGACGTTTTGGCTCACACATGTGAACCTCAATACTGCTTTCTCTAGCAAAGGTTTTCTTACAATACTCGCATGCAAATGTCATTTTTCCCTGCCATGCTGTTTGATGTAAGCATCGAGATCTTTCTTTGTAGTAATTGCAGCCAGCAAATCAATTTCATCGTCTTTGTAGTGCGGAAATAGTTCAGCTAGTTGTTTTTTTAACGATCCTGCTCCGGGCTCTTTCTTCTTAGGAGCAATCCATTGATGGCGCTGTGTGCCCATGTCTGGACTCACTGTAGTTGCCATAAGCCACTGCAACTTAGGATGTCGGCCCACGTTAAAGAAATGTTTGTTGAGTCGTTCATTGGTGGAAATAACATAGAACTCTTGTAGTTCTCTGCTGCCTTGCACTGCACTGCCCCAGCGTATCATTAGATAATTTGAAAACTTTTTGCGCTCTTCGTCTGTTAGATCGTCATAGAATGTTCTGACCTTGTGGTCAAACTGCTTCATTTCATTGGCAATGTTTAGTTTGTCACTCATACAGGATGATAAGCTACAGGGCTTTCTTTCTTCTTTAAATTATACACTACAAATAGCTTGTCTAACAACTCACGCATCTCCGGATCTGTTTCACACATTCTAACAACTTCGTTTAGTTCAGATAGCATACGTTTGCTAGATGCGGATATCTGATGATCGTTGTTTTCGTATCCAACTATTTTTCGTGTGCTAGGGTCTGCGCCAAATTCACGGGCATAAATGGCACTACCTGCTCGTTCGTAAATGTAAGTTGCGCCGGGTTTGAGTGTGCCCATCAATGATTCCTTTGACCATCAAACACGCAGTTAAACACCATGTTCATGTCACCGTCGTTGATCACACGATGGAACGCACCATCGGGGACTAGGATAATATCCCCTGGGCCAACATCAAAGGGTTCTGTGTCTTCGTCGCCCACAATCATCTTGCCCCAGCCTTGAACAAAGAAATAGACTTCTTCTTGCCCTGGATGTCTATGACCGCGAGTTTGTTTTCCGCGATACAACTTTGTGGAACTCAATACAAGGTTATTTAGAGTGCGATTGTCTTTGATAATGTATGTTTCGTCATCTTTGACTGTGCTGCCGCCTACATCAAATTCGTCGACTTTGTTCATATTACCATGCCTTGTTGTAATCTACAATCTCACAGTTACGACTGATGTCTTTGACAAAATAAACGCATTGTGGTTTGTTGCCTTCTGTGATTGGAACACACAGCATCTGCCCGTTTTTGAGTTTAGGAGCATACCATGTGACTTCTTGATATACATCTACAATTTCAATGTCTGGAAAGCTGGGCCTAAAACTCGAAAGTGGGTTAAACTCAAACACTTTAAAGCCACGGTCATTGATTGACGTCAAGGGCAGCATCTCTAAGTCGCCTAAGTCGGGTTCACCAATTAAAATTTGCCAGTCCATGGGCATTTTGATTCTGTGCTGTCCAATACGCAATACCAGCGCAGGTGCTGTAAAACTTTCTAAAAAGATAAGTGGAATATATTGATAGTCTGGATCTACAGGCGTTGAGTTGTCAAGAATAGCAAATCTCATATCATCTACTTCTTCGGGTAGATGGTCAAGATCAAAACTTTGATTGTCTAATGTAAGGATACGCATGATATTAGTTTAACTGTTTGTTAGCAAAAAGTCAATGATTATTTTAAAATTTCTCTGACTTCTTGTGCAAATCTTTTTTGCCACTCGGGGTCGTCAGTATGAAAGCCTGGACTTGCTTTCCAATTTGGATATGTAGCTAAATTTGTTGGGCATTTTTGTCTAGCAAATTCGCCTAGGTGTTGATCAAGCTGCTCTTGGCGTGCTGAATCATCTAGATGATTAAACAATAAATTAGGAGTAAATGCAAATGGCATTTTCATCTTTTCTAATGTAAGCAACATGCTCTTTGCTAGCAATAAATTTTTAAAAAATTGCATATCTTGGCAAACTAGCATAGAGTAGTATTCGGCAGCAGTTTTTTGAAGTGAGTTTATACTTGTATGCGAGCCAGTCACCCATTTAAAATACTCGGTGTTTGTTCGTTGCTCAGCGCGAAACTCTATCCGGTCTGCGGCAGTGAAGCCTACAACTACAGCATCAGGTTTTTCGGCAAGTCCTTGAAAAAAATTGTAAGCAATAATACCATTGCTTGCCCCTGATCGACTATACATCAATATGTCATACTCTGGGAGCATTTCACTCCAGTGATGTTCTTTGTATTCTGGATCAGGTAACATAAAACTGTCGCCTACTACCAATAATTTTGGTTTCATTTTATCTTCATCCACTCTAATTTTTCGGCAGTAAATGGATAGTTGGCTTCTTTGTAAAAGGCCTTGCGTTTGGTCAAGTGTCGTTTTGCGAACTTGCACGTCGACGTGATATCCCATATCTCCACATGATCTTTGTCCTCAGCTTTGCGGATACCACGACCAATCGATTGGATAACCCTAACAAACGATTTGCC